ACGATAATATATCAAATAATTTATTAAATTTGTATTCTACAGATGTAGCTACAAGAAAAATATACAGATAATATGAAAAAAACTAAAACAAAAAATAAGAAAAAATATATAAGTAGGTACACTGTAGGTGGTATGAAAAAAAGAATGTACCAAGGTGGGGGAATGTATAACGATAATACAGTTGCTTCTGCTGGTCAAGGTATGGCTTCTAATACATCTAGTATAGTATACCAAGAAAGTGATCCTAGATTACAACAAGAGAGAGTTAGAAATCTACAAGAAGAAGTAAGTAGAGCTTCAGCGGAAGCAGAGTCTACAGCAGCAAGTGCAGAAAGAACAATGGAGGAAGGAAAAATGGCAGCAGATGTAGCAGCGCAAAATGTAGAGGCAGATATAGCTCAAAAAGAAGCAGTTGCAAAACAAGGTTTAGGTGTAGCTAAAGAACTTGCTATAGGAGCTGGAATAGGAAAAGCGCAACCAGGTTTAGCAGCAACAGCAAAAAGCGCAATGGATGCTTTTAGATTACAAAGAGCTGCAAACCTAGGAGCTAAAGCTAGTAAACTAGGTATGGAAACAGTTAAAGGCGCTAAGCTTGCAACTAAGGCTGCCAAGCTTGCAGGAAAGGCTGGAGGAACAATTGGTAGTTCTGCAGCTACAGGAGCTACAACAGTGACTGGTGCAGGAGGTAGTGCTATAGCCGCAGGTGGTAGTGGTATAGGAGCAGGTCTAAAAGCGTTTGCAGGTTCAGGTGCTGGTATTGGACTAATAGGAGCTGGTTTAGGTTATGGGGTTAAAAAACTCTTTGGAGATAAAGATCCTACTACAGCTAACTTTGGAGACGTTGCTGGTTCTGCACTAAGTGCTGCAGGTACTGGTGCAAGTATAGGATCATTCTTAGGTCCTGTTGGAACAGTAGCTGGTGGTATTATAGGAGGTATCTATGGAGGTGCTAAAGCATTCTTTAGTGCTAGAAAAGCTAGGAGAGCTAAAAGAAAAGCAGAAAGAGCATACCAAAGAAAAGTAGCTAAGGCAGTAAATAAAGCAAACAGGCAAACAATGAAAGGTTTTGGTAGTCAGCTAGCACAGGTAAGAGCTGGAGAAACAGCACAAAAAACTTATTCAGGATACGACTTAGGTAGAAACGTAGTGGCAAGAATGGGAGGTATGAAAATGGGTATGCCTAGATATGGTATGGCCTCTTAAAATATATAACTATGATTAGAAATAAATTCTTAAATAAGCTTAGAAAAAAATATCAAATGGGAGGTGTTGGAATGGAAGGTAGCTATCGTAATCCTCTTGTTGATCCTTATATTACAATAGGATCTAGAAACATACAAACAGACTTTGGAAACAGAGCAGCATTTGGTGGTAAATTAAGTATTCCTGTTTTATCAGAAGGTGGTAAATATGGTTACTATAAATCACTAAGAGGGGAAACAGACTTTGCTGGTAGATATGGAGGAAGACAAGGTATAGGTGAACTTGAAGCACAGCTAGGTCCTAACCATCCTGCTGTACGTGGCGGTTTACCTGAGTATATAAATACTGAACCTAAGATGGTAAATGCATCTATAGGCCTTAGAGGTATATATAATAGAAATATAGGTAACCTAACTATGCGAAGTAACATTGGGGCTGGTGTTGGTACTGGTGATTACGCAGGAGAGTTTTATAGGTATAACCCTGATATTTATTTAAAAGGTACAGGCTACGGTGATCTTGAACGTAGTCAAGGTACAACATCATTACCAAGCGCACCTGTAACTCCTTTTATAGATGCTAACTTAGGGCTAATGAAAAGAACACAAAAGATTGCAGGTCTTCCTACTACGGTTGGGGGTAATGTGTCTTATGGAACTAAAGGTGCACCAAACCCAGGATTACGGGTAGGGGCTTCAGGAACTTTAGGAGCATTGTCAGGTAACGTAGGTTATGATGTTACAAACAATGCGCTTAGAGCAGGGGTAGGTTTAAACTTTCAAACTGGAGGTGTAAGGGATTTAGCTGGCACTATTGGTAAAAAAGGTTTAACAAGAATGCTTTCATCAGGTCTTCAGAATGTAGGTCTTAGAGGAGCAAGTAGAGCTGTAGCACCAATTGGAGTGTTATCTACATTATATGGAATGTATAAAAGTGGTCAAAAACATTCAGGTGGTAAATTTGGACAAAAGAGAAATCCTAACTATGTTGAAGGTTCTAATGAGCCTGAGTTTGTAAAGTATAATCCTTTCTTAACTTCTAATCAATATAAGTCAGGAGGAGTAAAATTACCTGGAGGTATGATGAAACCTATACCAGGGAGTGATGCAGTAGAGTTTAAGGGTAGATCACATGAAGAAGGTGGTATTATGGTAGACCCACAAACTGAAGTAGAAGGAGGAGAAACAATGGATCAAGTAAATATGGCAAAAAAAGGCGGAAAAAGAGATTACTTCTTTTCATCATTCTTAAAGAAGGGTGGTAGATCTTTTGCAGAAATGCATAAAGACATCTTAAGAAAAGGAGGAGACCAAGAAGATATTAACATGCTAGCTAAAATGCAAGAAAAAGCTGCAGGTAGAAATCCTAAAAAGGTAGCTAGACTTGGAGGTGTAGTTGAATATAAACACGGAGGAATACATAAGTATCAAGAAGGAGGAGCTCAAAAGGAGTATGACGCACATGAGGCTAATAAACCTACCTTTAATTTAAAACCTCCTACACCACCAAGGGAAAAAAGAAATCCTAACAAGATACAGGAAAAGCAGTATAGAGATGCTCTTGCACAGTACAACAAAGATTTAGCAGAGTACAATGCTGCAAAACAACAATATGAATCTGACTTAGCAGAGTGGGAGGCTGTAGAAGATGAATTAAGTAAAGCAGTAGAGTCAGAAGAAGCGTTACAAGAACTAGAAGAAAGAGAGGCACAAAAGAAAGCAGATCAAGAACAAGCGCAGAAAGATGCTAAGAAAGCAGAGAATGATGCGTTAATTCAAGAAGCTAAAGATCTTGGTATAACTATTCCTGAGGGAAGTATAAAAGTATCTGAACTAAAAGCATTAATAAAAAGAACTAAAGAAGATGCTAAGCTTGAGAAAAAAAGAAAAGGAGAAAAGTCTTTTTTACCAGGAACAGAAGGTATACCAGAAACACAACCACCAGTAACAATTGGCGGTAAACAATACTTTCTTGATGACCTACAATTACAACAATACATAGAATCTGAAGGAGAGAACTTTGGTGATACTTGGATGAGTAACGTAGACCCTGAAGTATTAGAAGCAGCAGGTATAAAAAGCTTTGAAGATTTACAAAATAAAGAGAATGTTTTAAAATATCAAAAAGCATACAATAAAAAATATCCAAATAATAAAATTGCAGCTGACGGATTGTTAGGAGAAGAGACTCTCAATACAGGTATGCCTACTACTGTCCAAAAAACATTACCAGAGGTAACAGTAGTTGAAGAAAGAGATAAAGAAGAGCCTATAGATTTTTTACCTGTACTTCCAATTCAACCTATACCTAATGAGTTGCCAGAACCTGAACTTATAACAGTTCCTGATGTTGTGCTAGACCGTAATATCTCAGAAGATAAAGAAGGTGAAGGTGATGACGATGATGGAAGAAGAGGTATTCCTAGAGAAGCATACTTAGGTATGGCTGCAGGATTATTGCCTGCTGCGTATGCATACTTTCATAAACAACCCCCAGCAGAACAAGCTGGTTATACACAAGGCTTTAGAAGTCCTGTTATAGCACAAAGAGGTAAAGCGCCTAAGTTAGAAAGATATGATTATAATCAAGACATAGCAAATGTAGGTGCTGATGTAAGAGGTATGAATAAATATATTGAAACTTCTGGAGGTGGCCCAGCTAACATGATTAATAAGATGATGGCATTTAGTAAAGGTCAAGATGCTAAAATGAAGATTAGAGCAGCTGAGACTAGAGCTAACATAGGAGTACAAAACACTGAGGCACAATTAGAACAGCAAATGACATTAGATAATATGAGGAGAGCACAACAAGCTTCTATATTTAATGCGCAAATGTCTAGAGCTGAAGCAGCTAGAAAAGATCAAATAGATGAAGCTAATACAGCAAGAAGACAAAAACGTATTGATGATCAAGAGTTTATGAAGTATTCAGGAATATCTACAGCAGGAACGTTACTACAACAAAGCTTTGGTGATATATTAGACTACAAAGCGGATATGGCTAAAGCAGAAGCTATAGGTACTGGAGCAGGAAATGTAAATAGAGATGCAGCCTTAATAGCTGCTGGGTATACTTTAGACGAAAGTACAGGAGTTTGGAGTCCAACTAAGAAAAATAGGTTTGGAGGTCTAAAGAGACTGTTAAATTATAAAAAATAAAACATGGCTAGATATACACTACCTACACCCTTATCTATGTATAGAGATACTGGGTTAGTAGAAATTACAAAAGAGTTTAGAAATAGATATGTGCAGAACATGGCAGCTGATAATGCGCTAGCTAAGTCTATTATGGAGATGGATTCTATGGAAGAAGATCAAGAAGCAAAACAAAGGTTGATGGAAAAGTATAATTCGCAACTTGAACAAAGAGCAGCATCAGGTAATTACCATTTACTTGGAAATCAAGTTGTAAAAGATGCACAAAACTTTATGAAAGATTACAATCCTATTAGAAAGAATAAAGCAAACTATGATGCTTGGTTAAAAGGTTTAACAGACTCTAGAGATCAGTTTATGAAAACAGGTAAAGGTGTAGATCCTTTTACATACAGAGCTAAGATAGCTGAAGCTAAATATAACTATGGGGGGTTAGAGTTTAACCCAGATGGTTCTGTAGTAGAGACATCTATGTTTAATGGTCCTGGTTATGTAGGATATGTAGATGTAGAAAGCAGAATTATTGAGCAGATGAAAGATGTAGTAATGACTGAAATAGATACTACAGGTAAGGAGTTTGCTTTAGATGCTGCAGGTAATGAAATTAGTATAGAAAGAGGTGAGGCGGGTGACCCTGCTTACTACATGAAGTATGGAACCTACACTAAACAGATAGATCCTAATTTAGTTGCTTCAGTGGTAACTAGTGTATTAAATCAACCAGACACTAAAGCTTATACAAATCAAACGGCTTATCTAGAAAACTTTACAAAGGACAGAGTAAATCCAAATTCAAATTTATCTTTAGCTACAGAAGAAATTAATAATGTTCTATCTGTTTTAGATGCAGAGATAAGCGCATTAGAGAAAAAGAAACCTAAGAATAAAGAAGAAAAAGCAGAGATAGAGAAAGATATAGAAGCAAAAGAAAACTTGGAAGAATTTATACTAGAATCTAGAGAGGCTAATTTAGAGGATTTAAATATTTTAGTTTCTCTATCTGCGCAAAGTAAAGAGCAAAACATATTAGATGCAGCAATAACAAAATACGCTGGAGTTAAGTCTAAAAAAATTGTTAGAGATTATACAGAAAGTTCTAGATTTAATCAAAGGCTTAAACAAAGCTATGACGATCCAGCGCCTATAAGCACATACATTGATGCAGGTCAAATAGTTGTTGATGTATTTGGTGGTAAAAAAATATCTGACAAAAGATTATTTAAAAACGAAGCTAAAAATGTATTAGATGGATATTTAAATAAGTATGGAGAGGAAATATTTAATTTAGCTTTAACAGCTAACACTGCAACAGAAAGAGACGATCTTAGAAAATTAATAAAAGAAACCTCAGGTGAAAGTTTAGATAATTCTTTAGTTGATAAAATTATCAAAGATATTCAAACAAATAATACAACTGTAACATTTATAGATGATCAAATAAATGAAGCTACTATGGCTACTCAAAACGGAAAAACACAAGAAGAACTTAATAACTCAATTTCTGAAGAGTTCCTTAACAGAGTTTATACAAGTCCTGATAAACAGACTTTAGGAGTTGATAAGTTTAGTGGTGCAGATATAATGCAGGCAATGAAAAACTTAGGATTACTTCCTGAAAATGCCACTATGAAAGATGCTCTTGATCAGATTAGAGATTCTGGAGTAGTAAGTTCAGGAGGTACAGCATATGGAGGTGTAACTGAGTATGCACTATTTGCGCCTATATCAGAAGAACTTCTTAGAATGAATAATGTACCTATTAATCCAGGTAATACATTTGCTGCTACAAACAAACCTTTAAGTGTTGTGGCAACTAGTTTCGGTTTAACATCTTTTATGAATACATATGATAATCAAACAAGAAAAATAGATAAACAAATTGATAAAATATTAGATGCTCAAATAACAACAGACGCCTTACTGTTAACTGGCTTTGGTGATAAGACTGGAGCTACAGCTAAAGCATTTAAAGAATATTTTAAGAGTGGTAGAGTTCCTTCTGAATTCCAATTTACTCATGAAGGAGATGAACTAAACTTTAAAGAATTAGAAGAAGAGTTAGAATCTAAGTTAGAGATAATTCCAGAGCAGAGCGGACTACTAGCTGTGTCTAGGCCAGATGGTAAACCTATGCTATCTTTTGCTTTTAAAACTGAAAATGGTGATATAATACATAAAACTACACCTGCTGCAACTATTAATAACGATGTGATTAGAGAGTATATATCCACAGACAAGTATAAAGTAGAGTCTTTATATAGAAGCGGTATAAGAGCTAACAGGACTTTACCTTGGGCGCCACCACAATTTGATGGTAGTGTTGTATTCCACTATGATACAGATGAAGTAGAAATAGCAGGTACAAGATATGAACTATCTCTGGGACTACAAACTTTGTCTGAAATAGTTGAAATGAAAGGAATTATATTATATTAGCATTTTATGACAAAAATTACTTTAGCAGATATAGGAGCATTAAACCCAACTACTAATTTACCAGAACCACAGAAACAAGAAGGTGATGGTATAATTACACAAAAAGATGTAGAAATGGCTAAAGCATCTTTATCGTCACCTGAAACATCTAGGATACAGTCTGTTCCTTATGACTCTATGAACTTTACTAACATCTATACAGATGATATAAAACAATATACTAAATATGGGGTGGCTCCTACAAGGTTTTTTAACTGGGACGAAGAGAGAGCACAAAATCAAGGTACAGGAGAGAAATGGATAAATGGTTTAGCTAAAGCGGGAGTAACTACGTTAGGGGCTATAGCAGAAAATACATTAGGGGTTGCAGCAGGGATAGGTCAAATGATTAATGGTGGTAGATACTATGACAATTTTGTTGGTAAATCTGTAGACAAATGGAATGAGGCAATGAGAGAATCTTTTCCTAACTATAGAACACAAGCTGAAGAGCAAATGTCTACAGGTCAAAAACTACTAACTGCTAACTTTTGGGCAGACACAGTAGCAAATGGATTTGGTTATAGTCTAGGATCGTTAGCAACTATATGGATGACGAGTGGTCTTGGTGTTGTTGGTAGAGTAGCTAAAGCAAATCAATTATACAATGCAAGTAAAGCTGTAGCTAACGGAGTTAAAGTAGGAGAAGCTATGCGAAAAGGTAGTAAAGCAAGAGGCTTTGTTAATGTAGCTGCAATGAGTGAGATGGGATTGTATATGTCACTAGGAGAAGCGTCTGTAGAGGCAAGAGAAACGCAAAGAAATACATATGACTCTTTAGTAGAATTAACTAGAGAACAAAAAATAAACCAAGGCTTTTCACCAGAGCTATCAGAGTCTGAATTAAAAGATATAGAAAATGCATCGTATGCTGCAGCTAATAGAAACTTTCTAACACAACTGCCAGCTTTATTTGGTACTAACTTATTTATGTTTGGAAAACACGTAGCTGGATTTAAAAGCGCTTCTAAAGTAAATAAAGACATATCATTTGATGCCTCATTAAGAAAGGTTGTGAATAGCGTAGAAAATCAAGGTAAGTATAGGAAAGCATGGGAAAAGTTAAAACCTTTTGGGCAGGGAGTATTAGGAGAATCATTCCAAGAAGGATGGCAATTTGCGACTAATATAATTAGTAGTGACTTCCACACGGATAAATACTTTGATGCGGGTACAGCATCTTTTACATCATCTCTTTATAAAGGTATAAAAGAAACATTAGGAACACAAGAAGGATTAGAGTCAATGTTAGTTGGAGGGCTTGTAGGGGGAGGTATGGCTGGTGTTACTAGTATAATACAAAAACCTTATGCGCAAAGACAAAAGCAAGCTGAGTTAGCAAAAAAGATTATAGATGGTGGATTTTTAATGAATGCAAACAACTCTATGAAAAACTTTTCTGCACAAGTAAAGGTAGCTCTAGACATGGAAGCGGCAAGAAAAGCAGGAGATATTAAAAAATTTAAAGATGCTCAGTATAAACTAATACAATACAGCGCATTAGCAGCTTTAGAGTCAGGAGGATTTGATGTATTTGTGCAAAAACTTGAAGACTCCAAAACACTAAGTGATGCAGAGTTTGCTAAAATGTTTGGGTATGATGTAGAAACAGCTATTAAAGATCAGACTGGAGGTAAATCAAAATCTGAGGTTATTAAAAACGTACAAGATAAACTAGAAGAATTTAAAAAAGTTTATGAGAATGTAAACGAAATGTTTCCAAGTGCTCCTAGAACTCAAGGCTTAGATAGAATGAGAATGTCTGAAGAGGAAAGAAAAGCTGAAGATGCAGTATTTAACAAAAGAGCAAATCTAAGGAACGAGCTAATACTTAGTGCATCAGGCATAGAAAATAAAATGGAAAGGTTAGATAGTATTCAAAAACAAATGAAAACTTTACTAACAAAAACTGAATACCTTAATGGAATTAAATTAGATACTAGTATAGACTCACTACTTAATCCAGGTGAAGAGTTATTAGATGTAAAAGATGGTAAGTATGAGGCAAAAGATGAGTATAATTTACTTGTTAATGAATTTGATAAAATAGAAAAACAGTTAGGAGAAAAAAATGCACTAGCAGCACTAATGCCTTTTAGAAAATTATCAGAAGACTACTTATCTATATTTCTAGATAAAGCTACAGCTATAGACAGATATAATAAATTATCTTCTAGTAAGTACTTCCAAGACCTGTTTGAGGAAACAGTAAAAGCTAACCAAGCAGAAGCAGAGCAAGTTAATAAAGAAAAGCAAACAAATGAAGACATAGAATCTGCAGAAACTTCTGACCAAGTAAGAGAAAATACACCACCTGATGCTAGTCCTAATACTAAGATGAAGAGTAAAGTAAAACAAAGAGCACTTAGTAAAGAAGAACAAGAAGCATTTAAAAAGTATAGAGATTTAAACAAAGGTAAACGTCTTGAACAGCAACTTAAGTCACTACAACACATAGCAGCTACACAAGATCTATCTCCTACAGAAAGAAAAGGATTAGAAACAGCAATTACACTTTTAGAAAATAGAATATCTAAAGGTAAAAAAGTAGATAAAACAGCTTCTGAGATAGAAGGTGAAGAAATAAATTTAACTGCAGACAATATAGTTAGGGCAGAGAATAATGAGAACATACAAAAAAATGCTCCTAAGAAAAGACCTAGACCTAAAAGAACTCCTGAATCAGAAGATAAAAGAAGAACTGATACTAAACCTACAGATCAAGGAGAGTTAAATATAGTATCTGCTAATAATCCAAATGAAGTAATACAGGTAGGAACTTATATAGATATTAATGGAAAAGAAAAGCCTATATATAAAGTACCTGTTGATGAGAATGGTAGAGTAATAGAACCGGATGAGGATCAGGTAACTGTTACAGAAAGTGTAGAAAAACCAAGGTATAGTGATAGCCAAGTTCCTGTTAAAAGAGAAACTTTTACTCAAACTATGAGTGACGGAACAAAAGTAAAATATAGAGCTATTACTCGTTTAGATGGTTCTGTATATTTTCAATCGATAGTACAGGGAGAAAGTAATTTTACAGCAGCCTCTAAAAAGCTAAATATAAAAGCCGGTGATAACATTACTCCAAAACAAAGATTAGAAGCTATAGATACAGACGCTACTATTACACTTGATAAAACTGAAGGTTACGAAAGCGTAATGAATCTTAAAATGTTTGATAGGTTAACTCCTGACCAACAACAAAGAGTAGATCCTAAAAGAGCTAAAACTAAACCATTTACTACAACAAAAAACATCCCAATAAATAAAGATTTATTACTATCTGAAAATATATTAAATGAACAAGTAGAGTTTGAAATTATAGAAAATGATTGGTGGAAGTCTGGTGAGTTTAGGGATCCTGCATTTACAGAGGATTGGATGCATATACCTATATACTATAAGATAGGTAACGCATATGTAGGTAAACTAGAAGCATCTGTAAATGAAGATAGAAAAGCTATTGTAGATAGACTAATGCAAGGCAAGCCTGTAGTTACAAAGATAAGTAGTATAAAGGCTAACAACTTTAACAATGCTGTAGATGATACTACAGCCCCATACTTTTATGACCCTAGAGAAACATTTGGTAAAGATGATGATATTCTACTAGCATTTACTACTATAACAAAAGAAAAGGCTGGGATAATATACCAGTGGACATTGTCAGATGTGTCTGATAACAAAAATAAAAACAACGAGATAGGTTTAATAAACGTTGCCTTAAAAGAAGTTACTCCAAATGCTGTAAATCAAATTGGTATTATAATTAAAAAGCAAAATAACCCTGAGGGTAAAGCTAGGGTGTCTATTGCTAGTACAGCAAATCTAAATGCAACTGCACAAAAGAAAACATTAGACTTATTGGCAGATAAAAATTATAATCAAGCTAAAGAGATAGTAGCAAACAGTACAGATAGAGGTGCTGCTAATGTAAATCCTAGGTATTTAGAGTTTGGAGAGTTTGCAAATGGTAATAAGTATATAGTATATGCTAGTCCTACATTAAGTGAAAGAAATAAAAAAGTAACTTTAATAAGAATAAATGAAAACGAGTTAACAAAAGCATTAAAAGCAACAGGCAATAGTACATTTAACATTGTTACAGAAACAGCAGAGAAGTTTGAGTCAAAAGGTAAATCAAATGCAAAAGCACTTAATCTTAATATAGCAGAGGACTTAGCAGCATTTTTAACTACTAAAAAATATCATGTAGATAAAGCTAAAGGTAACATTGATGGTATGTATACTAGCCCTGTAACTAATATAGAGTATACTTCATATCAAGAGTATTTATTTAGCTCTAAAGAACTAGGGGATGCTGCAAGAGAAGAGGGGTCAGGATATAATGCTATCTTAACTACAGATATAACAAAGAAAGGAGAAAGCATGTTTAATAGTCCTAGAGTAACATTCCTTAAAGGTAATGCACTAGGTGATACAGCACAAGAAATAATTGACAAAAAAGAGTTTAAAGAAACAAAGTTTAAAATACCAACAAAACCAGGGCAACAAACAACTTTATTTGAAGAAGCTCCAGTAACTCCAGATATTCAAACAGTAATATACAAAGGAAATACATACTCTGTAGATTTTAATGCAGGAAGTATTACAAATACAAAAACTGGTAAAGTTTTAGAAGGAGGAGTAACTTCTCCTATTGGAAGTAAAATTGTTGATATTGCAATTAGTCAGCAAGAAGCTCCAGTAGTTAAAAAGAAGAAGTTTAAAAGAGGTACTAAAAGTAGAGATATTGTTGATAAACTAGGATGTCCTAAGAAAAAATAAATTATGAGTTGTAGAGTAGAAAATGGAAAAGGTATAGCGCCTAACGGTAAAGAGTCTGAATTATTTAGAACACTGCTTACTGCTACTGCAGACATGGAGCAAGCTACAATGTTATATGATCAGGTGTACTCTGAAAATTTTAAGAAGTGGTTTGGTGATTGGACAAAGAATGAGGGTCCAGATATATATGGTTATACAGATAATAACGGAGAACCTAAACTAATACCTGAGGATGGCTTTTGGTCGTTTAGAAATAAAGAGGGTGATGTATGGGAGGTAGCATTAGAGATAAAAGAAAAAACTAATGCATTAAATTTAGACCGAGAAGCGCAAGCGGATCTAATGGGCACACTAGTAAAGTTTATTACAGACACAAGAAATGAAAATCCAAACCTATTTAAAGATAATAAACAAGTAGAAAGATACTTTGGTTTAGATAAAGATGATACTGTTAGTAAAGGGACCCTAGCTAATAAACTACTAATGGAAGCTTTTCCAGGAATAAGAGAACAGTTTACAGGTAGAGACGAAGCGTTTAATAAAGCTAAAGAGCTGTACGATATACTTAATACGCAAGGAGCTGAGGCTATGTTTGATGCATTACCAGATGGTGTAGGATTAAACGAGGCTGGTACAGATGAGTATGTAGCGTGGGAAGTATTTACTGGAGCGTATACTAAATGGAACTCACAAAGAGATAAGATAGGTAATATACAAAGAGTTGGTGTGAGAGAACTTCTTAAGGATGCGTTAACAGACTATGGGTTTAGGCTAAGAGATAGAGAAGGTACTATGGAGGAGTTTGAAGATACACCTGAAAGATTGTATAACCAAGTTAGTTTACAAGAGGACCCTAGAACTAAGCTGTCTTCAGAGGCAAAAGCAATAATAGGTAATATAGAGTTAACAGATACAAACATATTTGGATACCCTGTAGTAATGCCTATGAGTAAAGCTTACGCTGTAATGGCTGAAGCAACAGTAGGGGAACCTACATACCAAGAGATGCTAGACAAGTTAGCTTTCTATGCGGTATATAAACCAGAGGCTGCACTAATACTAGAGAAGTTAGAAGGGCCGGATGTAACAGCAAAAGATGAGGCAGCATTATATACAAACTTTAAGTCTGCTTATAACAACTTTATACTATTTAAAAGTGAGGCTTATGTAAATGAGTCTACTGGAGCAGTTACCTATGTAAATAAAATATTTAACTCTAACCAAACACAGATACCTAAGAAAGAAAAAGACAAATATGCAAGAACATCTAGAGAGCGTACTGTTAGGAATGATAGAGCTATATATAAGTTAGACCCTGTATCAGGAGAAATAATAAATGTACGAGAAGATGCAGTACAAAGACTAGAAGAATTATGGGAGCAAATAGCTAAAGTAAAGAACGAAAAAGATGGGGCTTTTAATACTGAGGATATAAATGCAGTAGGAGAATATATATGGATACTAGGTATGGATCTAGGACCTAGTCTAGAGGCTACACAACTTAACCTGCAAAAGTATTATGATAATGGAAACGAAGAAGGGGATAAAGATATTTTACTATTTGATGAATTGTTGTTTGCGCCAAATGAAAGCTTTAAAAACTTTTTACTTTCTGTAAAATCTGGTGAAGATATATATGTAAAGTATTCTAGTTTAGTAGATAAGATAGCTAACATAGCTCCTCTATTTAACAGTCAACCATTTGGTTCTTTTATTAGTGGTACAAACAAACAATACTATCCTATTAATTTGCCGTCTAGATTAAATGAATTGTTAAGTAGTATAAACAATACTAAAGAAGCAGGTAAAACAATAGATGTATTAAATCAATATTTAAACGGACCACTATTTAGACCATACGGCAGTCTTAGATACTCGTCACCACTAGTTAGTAAATTACATTCTAGTGCGCCAGCAAGAAAAAACTTTATACATGAAGTTCTAGATTCGTATAAATCTGCAGATGAGTTTGAAGCTGCTACAGATTATGATAATCAATCTAGTAGAATGTCTTTAATAGAAAGACTAATGGCATTTGATAATAATGGAAATCAAAGCTATACTAAAATACCTATACCTATACAGGTAGGTAGACAATCATTAGACTTTATAACCATACCAAGATTAACACCTGGAATGAATAAAGGAGATATGATTAAAGCTATTATAATACAAGACTTAGCTAGAATAGAACAAGCTAATCAGGCTATAATGGATGCACATGAAAAAGAAGACGCTAGTGATTTAATAGAAGGTTATCATTATGCAAATCCAGCAAATCCTTTTGCGTATGATGGTTCTGCTTTTACTATGACACAAATATCAGGTTTAGGAAATCCTCTTCTAAAAGATGGTTCTGAAATGTCTAAGTATGTAAAAGCATATGTAGCTTATGTAGAAAACATAGAGAAGAATGACTTTATACAAAGAGAGGAGTTTGAAAGTTTGTTAAACGAAAAAATATCAGAAGTCGGAAAAAAATTAGAACTATATAGTAAAAGATTAGAAGAACGGTTATTAACTTATGATATAAAATTATTACAAGACGTAAGTAAAAATTTAAATACTCGTAATAAACAAAGAGATTTTTTAAATGATTTTATATTTGAAAGCTTTATAGGTAAGATAGAGGTAACTAAAGTACTTAGAAGTGGATTTAGTTTTGCTGATAATAAAAAAGGTAAAGGAGTTGAAAACTTTTACAAGCGTATGGCTCTCCTTAAAACACCGGGCAACAAGCTATTCTTACAAGGTATGTCTGAAAAAGATCCTAGCTATGGTATGCCTACAACATATAATGCTGTTACAATCAGAGACTTTGACTTTACAGATCAAGCTAGAGCAATAGAAGTAGCGCAAAACTTAGAAACCATACTAATAGGACAGGGTGTTGGTATGTTTGAAGCACAAGAAATAGCTGGTGGATATACTAGTGTAAATAAATCTGATGCACAATCATTTATAAGCTTACCTATGTATCGTAACATTATGCAGGGTATGGGGCAATGGGATACTAGAGATGAAGAAGCTTATATTAACGCAATGGACCCGGAAGGTGATGGGCGTTATGTAGATAAAGATAATAATCCTAGACCTATATACCCACTAAAACCATTCCATGAAGAGATCTCTTTACAAGGAGGAGTTAATGCATTGTTTATGGATAAGAACTCTTACACAGTTGTTACACCGGAACTAGCTAAAGACTACCCTTATCTACAAACTATGTTAGAAGCTATGAATAGAGGTATAGATGTAGTTAATACAGAGAGTGCCACTAAAGGAACTAGAAAAAACGTACAGGATTTCCAAAACACGGGCAGTCTAGAAGCATCTAAACCAATAGCAATGGACTCTAGCATGTTAAGATTCCCACAGTTAACACCTAGAACTAAAAAAACTGATATTGCATTTAACAGGCAGATTAGAAAAAATCTAGTTGCTAACTTATTCCCATCAGAAAACTACAATGTTGCTAATAGAACAATGACTGGAGCACAAATGATGCAGATGTATCAAGATACTGTAGCTGCTAATTTAGCGGAAGATGCAAAAAACATAGAAGATAACTTAGGGATTACACAACTAGAAAGACTAAGAGGTAAAGAAGGGACCAAAGAATATAGAGATGCTAAACTAAACTATCTAATGAAAGTTAGAGATAAGTTATCACAACAAATAAAAGAAAGAGATTTACCAGATAACTACTTAGAAGCATTAAACATAGTACCTAACGGAGCATTTGACTGGCAGTTTAAAATACCATTATCATTCCCTAACTACCAAGCTAAGTTTGAAGGTATATTTATGAGTGTATTCCATAATGAGTTGTTTAACCAAAAACTAAAAGGTCAAGAACTTGTACAAGTAGCAGAACTAGGTGGACATGTTGTTAGTGGAGAGCTAGAGTTTTATGATGGCAGTAACCCTGCGCAAGTAAGGGTAAAAGCTAGTACACTGGGACTGCAACCCGGAACAAGAATAACAGATGTAGATCCTGCAAGACTGCAGTTAATTGGTTACCGTATACCACAGCAAGGTAAAAACTCATCACTGTTTATGGAAGTAGTAGACTTTTTACCTGAGTCACACGAAAAAGCAATAATGGTGCCTGGAGGTATAACACTACAACAAGGTAGTGACTTTGATATTGACAAGTTAAATGTAATATTCCCTGAGTTAGATAGTGAAGGTAATGTTATAAAACCTGACTATAACAAGGCTCCTGCAGATATGAACAGGCTAGAAAGAAACAATGTAATATTTGATGTGTTTAAGTCTATATTAACAGACCCTAAACATTTAATAGAAGTTGTTAAACCTTTAGATATAAACAGCTTAAAAGACGCTAGAAAATTTTTACTAGACAAAATAGAAATACAATCTGAAATAGATTATAATGATCCTATGGCAGAGATTGATATGGAAGAGAGAGCTAGAGAAGGAGCTAAACTTATAGGCTTATGGTCTAACCACTTAGCTGGTAGAAATGTAGCAGAAACTATCAAGGTATTAGAGATTAAGGCAGATCATGCTCCTATAATAGATGATAGAGTTTATGGGGCTTTAGGTGTAACAACAGACTCTGCAGGTAATTTTACAGACTCTAATATATCTGAGCACTTATCTGCAGCAGTAGATTACGGTAAAGATCCAATACAACTATTTATTAATGATAACATATATACTAATCCTGTATTAGGATTAATGTATAGCGCAGGAGTCTCTGTAGAAAATGCACTGAATTTTGTTAACCAACCTATAATTAGAGAAGTTACTAAGTATGCATCAGATAACGCTTTATCTATAGGTAAGTTTAAAAACGCAATTGATTTTGTAGCTGCAAAGTATGGAGTAGTAATAAATGCAAAAACTAAGGTAACACCAATGTATTCAAAGGAGTTAATAGAAAATTTAGAAACACCAAATCCTTCTATGCAAATTGATTATCTTATAAATCTTGATAAGTTTTTTAGGGCAGGTAGAGCACTGCAAACAGTAAATAAGATAATTACACCTGATAACTTAGATAATATAACAGAGTTATCATCTATATCTTCATGGCTTGATACAGAAAACTTATATATGAATAATCCAGATAGTTTAATACAAGGAGCAGAAGAGGTAATGAGACATCATCAAACGGTTAACGAGTCTTTAAGTCCTATAGCAGCAGCATACAGAGGTATCTTTGACACGATAATAAAAGAAACAGATAGAGTTGGCTTCTTAAATAACAAGCCTGCATTTACCACATTTAAAGATCACCTAAAAGAAGCAATAGGTGGATCTACTTTAACAGCTGCACAACATAAAATGATAGATAGAGCGCTGTTCTTAAAAATTATGACTAGACCGCATAGTCCTTTTGTAGATAATGGTGTTATAAGTGAGGATAATTTTAATAACATGTATATTAATCCTGATAACAATCTAGTTACAAGATTACAAGAAATGAAAGAGTTATATCCAGAGCTTAACACTAATTTATTTGTACGTTTACTAGAAGCGGACCCGTCTAACTCAGAGACTATGTTGTATCTACTAAGACTAAATGCACCTATTGGTATATCTACATCAGATAAAAACGAAATAACAGATGCTTTACTAGAACTTATAGAAAGTACTAATGAAGACAAATCAACTTTTGGTAAACTACTAGTAGCAAACCAAATACTAACAGGAGGATTCCAACCATCGTTTGGACGATACATAGATTTAATACCGTCAGAGGTGTTAACAAGCTCAATACTAAATCCTTCTAAGCAAAGCCCTGTAGAATTTTTTAAACAAGAAATGTCTGAGCTGATGCGTGTAAATTACTTTGATGATTTTGTACACGAGTTTGTTAGAACCTATGGATTACAAAGACCTCAAGGAGCGCCTATGTTAAAACGTATATCTAAAAAACTTAATGTAGATAAAGATGGCTTTACAACATTTGCACTATCTGATCCTAACATGTATGGAGAAAACAAAGTAAGTTTAGATTACTTTATAGCACCGTATAAAGGAAAATCTTCTATATTTGTACACGTAGAAGGAGGTAAGTATCAACTATTGTCTTTACTAGGTAGATCTAGAAAACTAAATGAGTCAGGGGTTAGACCATCTAACTCTGCAAGTCTAGTAAATCTAGAAGGAACAACAAATAAACCGGGACAAAGAGTATTACAACCTCTTGAAACTATTACTACTAATGAAGATACGCAAGCACAAAAAGTTTGTAAAGTACCTAAAAAATAAAATATATGGGATGTAAATATTATGTAAACGGAAGAGAAAGTAAACTGTACACAGAGCTGTACGGTTACATGGATAACACAGCTCCTGAAAAGAAAAGTGTAAATGCAGTTTATAAAATACTGAAAAACAATGGTATAGCTACAAAATTTAGAGGGTCTACCTATCTAAACCAAGCTAATCTAGAACCTAGTTTAAGAGAAATAGGTAGAATAAATACTAAATACCCAGGATTATTAAACACACAGTTTATAAAAACTACTCCAGAAACTATTTATTCTAGAGCTTCTGAGTTACACACATTAGATATAAACCCTGCAGTTCTAGAAAGTATACCACAAGAGGGCCCAGAAACAGCAGACTTTACATATAATGATGAGCAAGAGTTAGATCAGTATGTAAGAATGGTAGCAGGTAATGAAAGAACAGATGACTATTATCTATCTGAAAAAGCTAGACAAGAAAATACTAGTGACAAAAGCAGAATGTCTTTAATGGATAAAGAAGAGCAAGATCATCTAGATGCATCAGTAGTAAACCTTAAGGAAGCATTCTCTAAGATAGGTATTACAGTAGATGTAGAATTTGATACAGAGCTAGATGTTATTGGAGAAGTTAGACCAACAGAGGGTAATCCACTTGTTGTTATAAATCCTAACAAGGTAAGAAAGGATACAGCATACCATGAGTTTGGTCATATATACATAGACATGCTAGGTATTAAAGATCCTGTAGTAGCAAAAGCTATAGAACAACTTAGAAATACACCACTATATAAACAAGTACAAGAAACATATCCTGAGTTAACTGGTGAGAGATTAGATAAAGAAGTATTAGCAACAGCTATAGGACTAGAAGGAGCTAAGATTGTAAGAAAAAATCCTAGTCCTTTACAAAGATTACTTAACAGAATATTTAGAAGAATTGGTGAGATATTTGGTATACAACCTGATGCTGCAGCAATATTAGCAGAAGAGATGTTTGCTAAAAAGCTTAGAGGAGAAGCAATGATTAATCCTTTGAGTCCTTATGCACAGCAAAGTAGAGAAGAGCAAAACTTTACAGCGATTGTACAAGAACTTAAAGTAAGAATAGCATCTGAAATATATGAAGTAGAGCAGTTACCAGCTGAAGAAAGAGAAAAAAGAATTTACAATTTAGAAAATCTAAAACAAGGATTAGAAAAAGTAAAAAGTGTTGAGGATTTACTAGACACTGTAGACTCAATGGCTAGATCTTTAGGCTCTGTTGTAAATAAATATAATAAAATCATGGAACTGCCTGTAGAAGAAAGAGCTACACTAGAAAACATGAGTGAGATTTACAAGCTAAAAAGCGAGCTAGATGGTTTAGATGTTATGCAGTCCCTACAAGTTGTAATGCTACTTAAAGAAGATAAAGGTCAAATTTTAGACCAAGGTAATTTTGATAAATTAGAAGCTAGAGTAAGTTCTATTCTAAAAACTGCTAGCGTATATGAAGTAAAATTTAATGATGAAGTAATACCGGTTATGGCGCAGTTTCTATCTGGGTACCATAATAAAGCAATTGATCCACAACTACAAGCACAGATTGATAACGCCCGTAGATTTAAAAGAACACAAGGATTAAATAGATCTACAGTAGAGTTTATAGAACTTAGAAAGAGATATAAAAATGGAGAGATTAATGAAGCAGAGTTTTTAGATGCCCAAGTAGAACTAAAGATAGAACAACTTAAAGCTAAAATGATACCTAATTACGGTCCTTTAGTTAAACAACTACGAGCAGCACATAAGGATAAAAGCGCATTCTCTTACATGCTAGACCCGCTAATTTATAGTAACGATAATGCAATACAATTATTTGTAAAATCTGTACAAGATGCTGATTTAAAAAAGAATGATATGACTAGGCTTTTTAAAGCTGAGTTATCTGCAGCATATAATGAATTTGTAGAAGGTATGTCTGAGTCAGATGTTGCTAAACTAAACGAAGATTTACTAGAAGAAGTTACAGTTAGGGGTATGAAAAGGCTAGCAATTGTTAATCCTATAGACACAGAAAAATATTATGCGGCACGTAGAGAAGCTATAGAAAAAATTAGAAATAAATTTGGTATACCTACTAAAAAAGAAGGGCAGTCTAACGAAGAATTTATAGAAGAGTATAAAAAGTTTGCTATAAATAACCAAACAAAGATTAGACAAGCAAGATATGCAGAATTACAATGGGAGCAGAAAAACAGTAAGCCTATAGAGGGATGGAGAAACGAACTAAAGGTTTTAAATACACAAATACAGAAGGCTAAAAAAGAAAGAATAAGGCTAAAAGAAGCAGGCAAAGAAGATAGTGATGCATATTCTATGCAAACCGGAAGACTGCAAGAGTTAGAAAAGTTTAAAAGGCGTAACTATAATACAGAAGAAGGTAAACCTATAGGTGATTGGGTTAGTCCTGATCCACAAGTATATCTAAATAAAAAGTATACTAAGATACAAAATGACCCTAAGCTAAAAAAGTATTATGAATTTGTACTAAAAGAATTCCAAGCTGGTCAAAAAATGGTTGGACCTAAAATGGATAAAAACTCTTGGGATAAGTTTTCGTATTTAATGCCATCTATTAGAAAGAAAGACTATGATAGATTAAGGGAGCAAGGAATTATATCTGGTACAAGGGACATGTTAAAAGAAAGTTTTTCTCTTGTAGAAACAGATGATCAGTATGGTACATACGATCAGAATACAGGAGAGCTAAATAAAAGAGTCCCTGTATACTATGTAAATAGAGTGCCAGCTAATGATGTGTCAAGAGATATAGCAGGTAGTTTATACCAGTTTAGACACATGGCACATAACTATCAAGCCAAATCAGAAGCGCTTGGTTCTGTTATGCTGTTCAGAGACATTATAAAAAATAGAAAAGTATTAGAAACAAACTCTGCAGGTATAGAATACATACAAAAAACTGCAGAAAAGTTAGGATTTAAAATGCCGTTACTAAAAGAGGGAGAGTCTAATACATTCAAACATCTTGACGAATGGATTGATATGGTAATGTTTGGGCAAAATGAACTGAAGAGTGAGTGGAGAGGATTATCTTTAACTAAAGCAGTAGGAAGTCTAAATGCATTTACAGCAATGAGCACGTTATCATTTAACTTACTGCAAGGTACAAATCAGTTAATACTTGATAACGCAACTATGGCACAGGAGGCTGTAGCTGGACAGTTTATGTCTAAGTCAGATTTAGCTTGGGCAAAAACCAAATACTGGTTTAGTGAAGGAGCAGCAGTAGCAGACATAGGAAGATTTAACCCTAAATCTAAACTTGGGAAAGCACTAGAATACTTTGATGCATTAACAGAGTTTACAGATCAAGAAGGTAATACAATAGTAGGAGGAAAAGCTAGGAAGCTTATAGAAGGAGGTAACTTACTATTTTTACAACAGGCTGCAGAACATGAGTTATCATCTACAAGATTACTTGGACTAATGCGTAGTCTAAAAGGTAAGCTAAAAGATAGTGATGGTAATGTTCTTAAGAATGAGAAAGGAGAAGAAGCAGATTTATATGATTTGTTAGTTATAGATGAAAAAACCGGAGTAATGTCTGTAGATCCTAGAGTAGCTAACTTTAATCGTTTAGATTTTATAGGGTTAGTACAAGGATTAAGTAGAAGAACAAACCAAACTAAAGGTAAAATACATAGTCCTATGATTGCAAGGCGGGCCTATGGTAAATTACTAATGTTATTCCGTAGTTGGTTACTCCCTGGTATTAGAAGAAGATATGGTCATGGTGGTGGTATACTATCAGGTAGCACATTACGTGTTGATGAAGAATTAGGGACTGTTACACAAGGTATGTATATAAGCTTTTGGAATATGCTGCGTGAATCTGTAGCAAACAAACAATTTATGTATACTACATACAAGCAGATGACTGAGATGGAAAAACAAAATGTTAAGAGAACAATTACAGAGTTATCAGCAATGGCTGGAGCAGCCGCACTAGTTGCAGCTTTAGCAAACATAGATGATGACGAAGAGACATGGGCTACTAACTTTTTATTATATCAAGCTAAACGTTACCACATGGAGGTAACACAATGGAATCCTCTTGGGTTGGGTGGTGAAACATTTAGAATGATGCGTTCTCCTACAGCAACCGCAAGACCTATAGAAAAAGGAATTGATTTACTAGGTCAATTAGGAAAAGAACTTGGTTATGTTACAGGAATGCCTTGGATAGACGAAGGAGATATATTCTACCAAAGAAAAACAGGTAGATTTAATAAAGGTGATAGAAAAATACAAAAAGACTTCCAAGATTTATTACCTATATGGAGAGGGTTTACAAGAACAACCAGTCCAGAGGAAGCATACAAATGGTTTACAACTGTAAAATAAAGGGGCAGTAAAAAAGGGGCGATAAGCCCCTTTTATTTTTACGATGGCCAGATGACTATTAGCTTACTCATCTTCTTTAGCTAATTTTAGCAAGAACAAGTATCCAATCAAATCATCGACAGTGTCTTCTGTCTCATCATAGATACCTTTGTTTTTTATTCGTGATAATTTATCATCTATCCTAGCACATATAGCCTCGGAAGCATTTAGTTTACTAAAAATATTAGTAGGATTAAGCGCTGTGTTACCATAGGCTTTATTCTTAGATTTTAACAAATCAGTTATTTTCTTAGCAGCTCTGTCTAGCCTGTTTCCAAACTGATTTTTTATACTACTAACTAATCCATTCCTATCTGTATCCCAATAGTGTTTATTGTGTTCTAAAGGCATGCTATAGGATTTGTTAAACTCCATACCATCTGGCACAGACATTTTTACATCAGGCTCTTCTGTACCGCACCCGCATGATTCTGTTTTATCGTCTTTCATTATATTAGTTTTTTAAATTTATAAACTTCAGGATTATATGTTTCGTCTTTTATGTCTATTATACTCAGTAACTCTGAGTCTTCAGGTAATACCGCATCTAGTTTATTCTCTAGACTTCTCTTTCTCTTTTCTGTCTTAAACAAAACCTGACCAATAGTATCATCTATATCTTTGTCATGGAATTGTAACAAATGCATCTTGTAGGCCGCTGAAAGCCTAGAGTATTGACCCTTAATAAACTTATTGTAGTTTCTTTTCTGTGATTTAGGAACATCAAATACAAACATAACACAGTCAAGTGTAGGATCATAACGTCTTCTAAATGTTTTAAACTTAGATAACGCTTTCTCAAACTTTAAGAATAAAGTATCTCCAGAAAATCTGTACAATAAAGCTATACAATCTTTATCTTCTTCAGTAGCTATAAAACAATTAAGAAATTGACTATTCCAAAAATACAAGTGTCTATTACCTCCTAGCATAGGCATTACAAACATAGATGCTTTAGTCCTTTTAGCTATAGACACAACATACTGTTTACCAGTCCTAGTCATAATTTCTTTTATGTTATTAATCTTATACTTTTTTCTTTTAACCTCTACAGTGAGTCCCAATGGAAGTCTTTCTCCATCAGGACACTGCAGTGATTGTATAACACCATCTTTAGTGTTTGTAGTTAACATACTTGTGTCACCAGAAACTCTAAAAGACAGTGCATCTATCGGTGTATATAATAAGTTGTCACATTTTACTCCCATAAATCATCTTGTTTTTTAACTTCATAGGTTACTAACTCTGCCAGTTCTATACCAGCCTCTCTTTGTACATCTTCTTTGCTTTTTAGTATATAAATAAGCTTGAAGGTCTCAGCAAATTTACTAATTCCTGCCGCATATCCAAACTTTTCTATATATTTTTGCAATACAAAGGTAGGCATATCATCGCTATTTATGTCTTTTAACCATGCATCTGCAGTCTTTGGACCAACCTTTGGTATACCCTGAATACCGTCTGTACTGTCACCCATAAGCATTTGTTTCCACAAAAATTTTATAGATTCTATATCATCAACCGTAACTATTTCTGCTTTACCATAGTTATAATGTATACCACGGTTTTGATACAGAACATCTTTGTCTGGACTACATATAACTGTCTTCAAAGGGTCATGATATATAGAAACTAAATCATCTGCCTCAAGCTCAGGTACAGATGTAAAACCCCAATGCTGTCTAAGGTATTCTTTTATGGCAGGAAATATATATGGTTTTTCCCCATACTTTCTATTACCTTTATAAGGTTTAGTTTTAGCTGCAGCATATCTAAAACATCTGCCAGAGGTCAAAAAGCCAGCATATTCTGTAGCTTCTACCTGCTCAAACATCTGCTCTAGTCTAGCATCTAGACTTTCTAGCGCTTCTTCTAGCGTAGGTTTGTTCATTTCATAATAGATTAGACTATCGCCATCTATTAGTGCTATTTTTTTCTTCATATTTTAATTTTTAATGGTTAAACATATCAGGGGGCCCTCATTAGGTGCGACCTAACTCTTTGACCCCCCTCTATGCAATCAATTAAACATGAGTCGCACACAAACAACTCTCCTCAGTTATTTCATGTACTTTCTATACTCAGGTTTAACTTGAACTTTAAATGTATACAATGCTCTGTTACTAATTACTATTTCTTTACGGCATTCTACTTCTAGCGCTCTAAAACATCTAGAGTCTAGTACACCTTCTCTCTCAAAATACTTAATTGCTTGTTCAGCAGTCATGGCAGATAAAGAACGACACCTATGCTTCTCTAGCCAATATATAACATCTTTGTTTCTATTATACTTATACTCTATATTGCCTAAGAATTTTCTAGAATACTTATACAAAAGATACGGTTCACCTGTAGGATCGATAGTAGGTATAATTTTACCTGCCATTTGTACCTCTTCGTTATCTTTAGAATAACCACTAGTCATTTTCTGAAGGTCTTCCATAAGTTCTTCTGTCATAGGAACCCTGTTAGCAGACTGATTAAGAATAGTATCTGTTTCTATAACTTGCAGTACACCACTATCTATTAGATTAGCAATACAGATAGCCATATTACTAAACACATAAGAATCATACGGTAAACTGTCATAATCTATATTATGTTGATAGTGATCACCGAGGCTTCTCCTATCAAGTATTACATTATTATCTGTTCTATTATGATAATCTGTTACACACTGTCTATGAGTATTACAATAATAACCATTTTCTAGATGAAACATCATTTTAGTTTGCGGTATACTATCAATTGCTGAATACTTATCATAAAAGTTAACATGTGGTACAATAAAATCAGCTTTCTCATAGTCATTAGTAACAGTAATTTTATGCTCCCTAAGCGCTGACTTTAGTCTATCTGTAGATACATCAGCCATAGGTAATATAAAAGCTTTTTTAACTGTAGTTAAATCATTAGTTGTCTCAGTATATAAAAGATCTCTTACTTTATCATACTGTGCAACTGACTCTGATACAACTACATCTATAACGTCTAAGTTGTTTTGGACCATGCCAACAACCTGCGGGTCTTCAAACCCAAGCGCAGTTAGTTCTGCGTCTGGGTATTGACCATCGTGTATGTTTTTACTTGCCATAATTATTTAATTGTCATTTTGATAATGTGAGGATTCATCATCATCTGGTTAAACTTCGATTTATTTCCATTGAATATTGTCCTAACAACAAGATATTTTAAGTCATTAGTAAAATAGCTTCCCGTGCACAGCGTAACGAGACGCTCTTGCATTTTTGGCGTTACAGTGTCAGTTTTTGAGTATGCAACAGAGAAATTAGCTATACGAGTAGCTAACAGACTAGCTATGTCAGCTCTGTAGCTATCACCCTTACCTATACACTCACCTAACTTAGGTAATACCTCCTCTTCTTTACCAAGAACTATATCCTTTGGTGTAACTAGTTTGTCTAGCTTGTTGTTAATAAACGTAGTAAACATAGAAGCAAACTCGTTACCTACAGAACCTTCGCCAATCATTTGAATTAGCGGTAGCTGGTCCTCAAAGCTCTTAATACTAGATATACTATTAAAGAACGTTGATATAGAACGTGCGTTAGTCTCCTGTGTAACCAACTCAGGATGCATTAATAAGAAGTTAATACAACGAGTGTCTATACCATTCTCTTCTGCCCATCTAGCCCACACATCTATGTCAAACTTAAGATTAGCTGTAATATAACGTGTCTTCTGTGCTGCGTCTACAGAGTTTACCATGTAGTCACCATTGTCAGGATTTGCAGTCAAGATAATATGCCAGTCCTTTGGAAGGGTCCATGATATATACTGCTGTCTATCTACCAATTCCATGCAGGCCTGTATAAATCTAGTATCTGCACGATTCCAGTCGTCTAGAAGCAATACACCACCGGCTTTCTTATCTGCAATCCACTCTGGTGCACTGTATGACATCTTACTCTTACCTGTAGTTTGCCATCCATTCTTAGAATAGTCTCCAACTGCTACCTCATCAACCCACTTACCTATCTTCTTACCATCTTTAGTAGTCCACATTTGGAACTGTTTTATAGGGAAACCTACAAGGTCACCTAGCTCTTCTATCTGTGCTAGATTTAGTTTTACAAAGTCTAGGCCATGTGACTTAGTCATATCCATAATACTAGTAGTCTTACCTATACCTGATTCACCTACAACTTCTACAGCTACAGGTTTTTTGCCACTTGCTTGTAAGTGACGATTGTTTGTGATAATGTGATCTACAAAGTTTTGTAGCTCATCGATGTTTAAATTTACTTGGTTCATAATTTTATTGTTTAATTGATTAATTTAATTGTATTTTAAGTCCGGTTAACTCTTTGTTAATCTTAGACCTACTGCTGTGTACCCACAATGCATTCTGTGGACAGTTGTCTGGATTAGGGGCCTCACCATCTGTAAGACAGATAAAGGCAGAGTATTTATTCTTAGGGTCATTGTAGTGATCTGTAACAGGCTGAAAGCATGTACCACCTCTACCTTTTATATTCCAGTTTTTCTTAGGATTAAAGTCTTCTACACTAGTAAGCTCTGTATCAAACTGCGCAACTGTAATTTGATTACCAGTTTTATGCATATGATATAACTCATTCATAAACTCTACTAGCTCTTCACTACTAACAGATCCTGAAGTGTCGACACCTACAAGCACATGATTTCTACGCTTTATCTTAAGGCCAGGATTAGCTGAGTATCTTTTGTTATATTTTCTACGTAGTTTTTTAGTGTAGATTTTAGATGCGTTGCTAATAAACCTCTTAAGATACTGTTTCCAATTGAACTTAGGAGGTTCTACCTTAAATAGCCTCTCGATAATCTCTGCTAGCTCCCCCGGTAATGTACCGTGCTTCTTCTGTATCTCTTCTGCAGTCTGCTTCATTTGATGCTCATATTGTTTTTGCACCAACTTCTTCTCTGCCTCAGGCAAATCTGTAACCTCATCCCATAACTTATGATCATACTGACTATCTCCGTCCATCTGATCTAGAATAGATTGTAATGCATCATTACTACTATTACCACTCTCATCACATTCTTGCTCTAGTAATTTATAATACTTATCTGTACCTGCTTTTCTTGGTAAGTGTATACCAGGGAAAGAGGTTAACTTTAAGCCACCTGGCGGGAGCATGTCATCATCAATATATTGGTTGATTTCTATATCTGCCGCAATATTAAATAGCTTTTTATTAGGGTATCTATCTGCCATTATAAGATGACCGAAAGCTATGTGTAATAGCTCGTGTTTTAGCAGTCCTTGTTGATGTGACTCACTAAGTTCTGCAAAGAAGTCCGGATTTACAACAAGGCGCATTCCTATACCGTGTTTTCCTACACCTGCGGTAGCGCAATCTTTACTGAATTCTTTTTGCATTCCAATAAGAAAGATACCGTAGAAAGGCTCTGAAAATATCAATGTCTTAGATATTCTAGAGAGTTGATCTTGTACTGTTCGCATGTTTAATTGATTTAGAATATATACCTAATTGTATTCCAAGGTATATATTTGTTATGTATTATTTTAAATTGTTTTATATACTCACGTTTCATATGTCTTTTGTACCTTACATTATCACCACCATATTGTGATGTTTTAGACTCCTGTCTATTAACAACCCATAGATCTATTTCTGTTCTAGGATGTTTTTGTAAGTTTACAGTGTGTTTCTTAAAATTGTGTGTAAGAAAGATACACTCTGCTAAGACTTTATCTTTGTTTTTAACATGATTATTCATCATTACAAACAAATCTCTATAGTCTTCAATCCATCCATCATAAACTATAATAGGACTGTAGTTGACATGTACATCATAGCCAGCATCTATAAATGTGTCTATAGCTTTTATCCTATCTATAATCTTAGATGTGTTTGGTTCATGTAAGTCAGACTTGTGCTGTGGTATAAGACTAAATCTTATCCGCATCTTACCCTGAGGGTCAAAAGATAATAATTTATTATTTACATACTTAGTAGCAAAACTACCCATAGCTACAGGATGGTCTCTAAAAAATGTAAATATCTTTTCCCACTCATGATGTTTTGTATGCAAAGCAAAGTCTTCGTTACAGCTTATATCATACGTTGTATATTCTTTGTGTGTTTGATTAGGTTTATCTACAGGTGTAAAAAAAGCATGGTTATTTATAGCTGTCAGTATATCTTCTGTATTAGTTGCTACAGTAAGACCTTTGTCTCTATGTCTCTTCATGTAACAATACGAGCAATCATATAAACAGCCATAACCAAAGCTAGGAGTTATAAAATCTGTAGATCTACCTGAAGGTCTAATAATCATAGACTTTCTAATAACTTTATCTATCATCTCTCATCTCTTTCTGCGTCTGCCCTCATTTCTAAATAAGCTTCTCTTTGTAATGCTTCATACTCATAGTCTTCTATCGGTTCACAGTGTTCTTTACATCTAAAACATACATCTGTTTCATCACACACTCTAGCACCACAGCAATTGCTTACCATGTCATATCCGTAACCATCATCGTATGGGTTACTTAGTTTCCATTGATCATAATTCATAATTTAATGTTTAATTGATTAGTAAATAGATAGAAAGAAGGAGGCGTTACAAACCATTAGTTGTAAATTAATTTATTGTTAATAATCAATTTATTGTTGTTTATCAATATGTAACTATAATCTTTTTCAAAGTATAACCGCTCAGTTAATAATTTGATATGATTAATAACCTCCTTTCTATCTTATAATTGTTTAATAAAAAGAAAAGAAAGAGGGAGCTGATCAGCATATTACGGGATTGAGCCAACCCTCTTTCTAATCTATAATTGTTTTATAATTTCTACAATCTCATCGACCTGTTTTTTATTTCTAGGCATAAATAAAACATATCGATGGTCATTGTCTTTTAGATGTTTCTTAAATAGTTTCCAACGTAGTGGAAAAGATTCATTTGCATAACCTTTTGTCTCTATAATAAACTTACCCTCTGGATCTACAAAGTCAGGTGTATATGTAATAGGCCTAATCTTACTACCTTTGTTATATAGTTTCTTAGTTGTACCTTCATAACAAGCTTGAGGATATACAGTAGCAGGAAATATTGTAAAAGTATTTTCTTCATACTCTACTAAAATCTCACACTCTTCTAGTTTCTTATAACAATACAGTTCTAAATTAGATTTAAACTCTTTACCATCATAAGTACTTTTCTTAGCGTTTTTTACTTTACTCCTACCTTTTCTTCTAACGTACTTTCTCTTCTTCATAGCTCATTATATTTGTTTGTAAATACCCCTCTAGACCTCTGTTTTTATTCCATATATATGCCTGTCCACATCGCAATGTACCTACATAGCCTTGTGTTTTATGCCAAGTGTCATTAGCACATATACTAGGAATAAATCTAACTTTTGTACCCATATACTCATTAAGCATTTCTTTATGTTTATGTCCACAGTGTACTTCTCTAACCTTACACCTACTCCACATGTCAGGTTGTTCAGTGGCAATCAATAGCGGAAGCTCTGGAGATTTCTCTTTATCACCGTGTGTAAACATAATCATATTTATACCATACTCATAATATTTACGTGACTCTAAACTATTGTCTACAGACACATTTTTATTATTATGATATAAAGCGTTTAACACTTCGCCTACATAAAACATACGCTCAAAGTCATGATTACCTTGCACGACCACTACATCTACAGGAGCAAACTGTGCTAAATAATCAATTGCTTTTGTAACTAAATGCCAGTATCCTCTAAAAGACTGACGCCAACGCATGCTATCTTGCTGAGGTGTACCTTTAGTTGTAGCTCGACTCATACCTTCTGAGTTAAGTCCGTCATTACCTACAGGTAAAAGAAACCTCTCGATTTCTAAACCACTAGCTTTCATATGTAAATCTTGAATAGCTTTTAGATAATGTCTTTCTAGTGCTTCTGGTCCCTCATCAGTTATCTTACCATAATGTATATCAGGAAGAGATATTTCGTAACAAATAGGGTCTTTTGGTTTTTTATATTTAAGCTTTGGAACTTTGTGTGAACGTTTCTTAATATAGTCTAGCAATTGTTTTTTAACCTCTGGTTGTTCATGCCATTGATTATGTGTTACTATACTATACCTTTGTTCACCATTAAAGTTTTGCCAAAATTTAACTGATTTTATATCAGCCATTGTTAATCCATTATCTAGCAAATGTTTTTGAAAGGCCTGGCTATTACTGAGTTGATGACCGTTATCATTATTCATGCGTTCTTGTACCCACTCTTCAGAGGTTACAAGTTTTTTACAATCTCTAATAATAGCTATATCAACATCCCATTTGTCAGCTAACCATTGTGCTCCTTTCTTTAAAAATCCTTTCCGTGTTCTAAACTTTTCAATAATTTCATCTCTTGTCATTTAATATAATTTTAAGTTCGTTAAAACTGCGCTCCTTAGAAACCAAGTCAGACGGATCCTTAGACTCAAATGTCCTAGGAAGGCAGACGTTATTAAAACCATATAAACCACAAATTTTCTTAGCCATTATCTGGCCTGGATTATCTGCTTTATTAAAATCATTGTCATATAAAATTTCTATTGTATTAAATCGTTTTTTTAGCTCACTTATTAATTTCTCATCAGGTACTTGCATCTCACTCTGCAAAGCTATAGCATTATAACCTGCAGCATATAGACACATAACATCTTTGAGGGAAGAAGTAATAAAAAGTCGCTCACCTTTGTCTGGGAGTTGATTGTAACCTTGAACATCTGTCTTTTTTGTGTTACTTAACCACTTATTTTTCACTTCGTAAGGAGAATAGATTTTATATCGGTTTTTAAATTTAAAAGCATAAGTTATTGATTTACAAGTAAATCTGTTATTGTTTATCCAATAGTGACTTATAGGTTCTACAGCAAACATAGATAATATTTTTTTACTAACCAAATATTTACTCCAAAAAGTCGCATCCTCAGAATTCCAAGGTCGCTTTCTCTTTCTTATAATTATATCTTGTTTAGTGTATTTAGGATTATTTCTATTCCTGTAGCCCATATATCCCATAGTAAAGCGAATAACATCTTTCTTAGAACCAAGCTTTAGACCAAAGTCACAATCAATTATTCGTAAAGCATCCATAAAAGAACAACCATATTTATACTTAACATAATTAAAACAATCGAATGTGTGGTCAGGATTACCAAAGTCTTTATATAATAATTTACCATTATATGCTATAATAGAAACAGTAGGTGAATTGTCTTCACGTAGCTCACTCCTAAACTTTTTACCTAGCTTTTTAAAACTGGGTATATAGTACACAAAAATGTCATACTCAGTAATTTTACTAAGTATGACATCTGTATGTAAGTGATCTCCGCTGCTTCTGCTAGCGATAGACATTAGAATGGATTATCTTGAGTTGCAGGCTCAGCAACCCAGTCTTCATCTTCAGAAGGTGCATCCGGTGTAATTAGATCAACAGTTGGTTTATGCTCACCCCACTTAAGATCTTGGTTAAAGTCTGCATTAAACGAACCATAGTCATCATTCAACGCTTTAACAAATAGATCATCTCTTTGTGGTTTTACTCTACCAAAGTATTTAGTATATACATTCTGATACTTATCATCTTTTACACCTATAAGAACTCTAACCTCATTGTTAGCTAGAGCTTTTACAAGAGCTTTTACCTCTGCAAGGTCACCGTTTGCAATTGCACTCATAGTATCAAATGCCACATCATCACCAGGCCTAACGTTAGCCCACACTTTTACAAAATTTATAAGAGTTTCTTCGCCTACATAAGCTTTTCTAGCACCTGTTGGTTTCCACCACTCATAAGAAGGGGCATCCTCAGACCATGTAGACTGACCTATATTGTTTATCCACTGATGTTTACCATTTTGTGATACTCTATGCTCTGGCTTCATCAATATCTCTAGTTTAAAGTTACCATCTTGATTAGCTAGCCAAAAAACAACTTTGTTGTAATCACCATCAGGCATAGATACCGCATAGTTTGGTTCTGATTTTACATTTATGTCCATTGCATGTAACTCAGCCATAGTAGGATTTACTGCTGTGACTCTTACATTTGTTAGACCTGAGTAGGTTTTAATACCACCTACAACTTCTTGATTGCTTGCATTACTTTGTATTGCCATAATTTTATTTATTTTATTGGTTTATAATTCGAACGTATCATCGTCCATTTCTAGTTCTTCTTCATCGTTATCTGTAGATATTACCTCACCTCCAGATTTTTCTACTGCTTGATGCAGATCATTTATTGTATTAACTGCAGCATTTTGCAGAGTTTCCTGCGGTGTCTCAAACTGTGTAGGACTTAGCATGTCAACAATAGCTTTCTCTGCTTCTTGCATTTCTTGCTTAGCATCCTCTACTGTTTCTATAGCTTCGTCAATAGCTTGCTCTAGAGTTACTTGTCTAGGATCTACTTCTGTTTCTTGCGCTACAGGAGTATTAGCTATAGGAGAGTCATCTACAAATTTAAAAGACAAAGCCTTCTTTCTGCTAGGTCTTCTACCCTTAAGAAACGGATGCTTAAACATCTCATCCACTTCCCATGGTTTAATGTTGTACTTAACAGCCATTTCTGCTTTAGTAATACCGTTTTTAAGATCTTGATCAATCTGCATTACGGAAATCTCTGGTGGGGTTGTGCTCCCCGGTTCAACTTGTTTTCTCATTTCAATCATTTTTTTGTGTTTTAATTGATTAATCGATATATATATCTGACCAGTTCATAGGCATGGTCTTGCCCTTTAGGTGTGCACAACGTGAACCTGCAGTCACATCATCAAGAGAGTTAAATGATACCATAGTATCTTCTCCTTCTCTGTAAACATAACCAACAGCATCTGCGTTAGCGCATGTAATTTGTTTTATTTTACCTGTAAGATCAAGGTCCTTAACTGCAACCTCTTTGCCCTTCTTCTCAAGCATCTTATCTTTTAGGTGACCTACTAGAATGACTCTATCGGCAAGTAGATTTAGTTTATCAATCCACTTTTTGTATGCCATCCGCAAATATAAGTAACCTGCGCCATTTGGCAATGATAAAATCGACATTCCTGGGTTTTTTGTTTCAAAGTTTTTACCCATAGGTGTTTTCATATAAATTTTCTTACCTTCATCTTCACACCATTCTTCTAGCTTAGATATAGTGTCAATAGCAATATATTTATAAGGCTTACCTTGTTTAAATATTTCTCTACCAACTTCGGCAAGCTCTTGTAAGCTATTAACCTTTACCTTCAAGGCGTCAACCATATCAGAGCCATCCTCTAAGTCAATAATTAGACAATCATCTAGCTTTGACAATACTGTAGTCTTGCCTATCTTTGGTGGACCATATATTATCATGTTCTTAGGCGACTTACGGCTCGCCTTAACCTTTGTTTTTGGTAATTCCATATTATTCTTCTTTAAATTTTTCTTGATTTTCTACATACTTTTCCCACTCCAAGTCTCGTTCTCTTGCATAGGCTTGCCAGAAGGTTAGTTCTTTTATAAGTGCATTCTTTCTTTCTACACCTACAAGCCAGCCTAAAATAAAAAAGAACCCACATCCAAGGAGTTCTGTTAATCCATCCATAATTATTTATTTTCGTACCAAACCCCATAGACTTTTAGTCCTTTGGGTTCACACATTAATATTCTTTTTATTTCTTTTGGCCCTTCTTTTAGTCCCTTTGGGCGGTACTTGGGATTCTTGCTGTTTAGTTTTCGTTTTTTTGGCATACGCATTCATGTTTTTGATTAATAATTCATTTTGATTTAGTCCTCGTGTAAATAGTTTAAATATCTTTTTTAACATATCTATTTAGTTTTTTATTTATTTCTTTTCTTTTTTTTACTAAGTCTGCTTTACGTGCTCTATACCTAAACATATCTAAGTCAGAATATACACCGTCTGGACCCATAGACTCTATTGTTCTATCAAGTTCAGACAGTATATATTTACATAAAGCTACCTTATTAGGATAGTCTTTATATTTCATCTTTAGCTATAAGTATATTGTGAATTGATTCTAATGCTCTAGAATGTCTTTCTAGATCTTGCTTTAGTTCTATTACCTCAAGCTTTAAATCATGATTAGACTTGCGTAATATTTCAATCTGTGTTAGTTCTGCATTAGTTGTCACATCTCCACTAATAGCATCTGCAAAGGGTGTTGTGTTTTCCATAGTAATATTATTTAAATTGGTTGTCTTTCGTTAATTGTAAATGTTGACATCTCTGCCTCATAGGGTATCATACCTAATAAGCCATCTCTATTCTTCTCTACGTGTAATGCTAACAAACCTTTAGGATCTTCACCACAGTACTTATCAGTAATACCATACAGATCATTAGGCCTCTGTAGCATCATAACTACATGCGCATCCTGACCTATACTGTCACCACCAAATAAATCTGTAAGCAATGGCTGATACTGTGCCTTAGCACGATGTTCTTGCTCTATGTTACGATTTAGCTGTGATAATAATATATTTATAGTCCCCATTTTAGCTTGTAACCACATACAACCCTTAGATACTTCGTTTAGTTTTTGCAACTCTTGATCCTTAGTACTAAGTATAAGTCTAGAGTGGTCAAATACATTTATAATTGTATGGTCAGGGTATTTGTTTGTTACATCGACATTAGATTGTTTTACAAACTCCATGTCTCTAGGTATGTTGTTAAAGTATATAGGGTAATGCGCATACTTTAATACCTCTTTTCTAAATGCCTCATAGGCATCTCTTTCTAGTTTTTGTTCTACAGATAATAATTCACTTACCTGTTTGTTAGAACCTTTTGCACCTGCACGCAATATCTGCTGATAGCCAGGCATCTCGAAACTCCAATATAATACTAGTAGTTTCTTAAATTTGTTTACATCTAGTAAATCAAATATCATCTGATTACTAAATGCTGACTTACCTACACCTGGTCGTCCTGCAATTACATACATTTTACCAGGCTGCAAGCCTCCTAGTAAATTCTTGTTTAATCTAGGCCATTTAGTAGGATATACTATCCTTTGACCTTTCATACCGTCTGTTACTTGGTGTAGTGATGCACTAATAGCTTTATTAATGCTCTTGAATCCGCCATCCTTAAAGGGATCTCGTAATTCTGGTTGTAGTTTCTCTTGTGTCATTGTCATCTAAGTTTTCATACTTTTCCCAAGTATGGTTATTAATCCATGTTTCTAAATTCTGTAAATACGCAAGATTATCTCGTTCTATACGTAGTTGGTTGCCTAAGCATTTCATAATATGTTTATGCTTATACAATTTGTCACCTACAACTTTCTTATATCTTATTTTACATTTTAGATTTGCTTTTGCATCTGGATCCTTAGCATGCAATACTCTAACACCTCTACCAGGTGATGTTACTTTCAAAGGGTATGTGCCAATAAGCTCAGCGAACATCTGATCAAAACTAGAAGAAAAGAGATCGATAAACTCTTGTCTAATGTGGTGCTGATCAGATGTCTCACCTAACTTTATGTATCCTTCGTTCTGTAATCTGTCTAAATTTGGTTTAAGATTAAGGCTGGGTAAATAACTGTATTCTTTTTTGTGTAATAAATACAAATAAAGAAAATCATCTGCTGACATTCCTGTCTCTATTAGTACTTCAAAATCTATATCTACTTTCATTGGCAGTAAAAGGGTATAAAAGAATATTTTACAGTTAAACTTAAACTTAATGCAAATGTAATAATAATTTTCATAGTATACAAGTTTTTTAAATGATTATTTCCAAACAATATTCTTTAGATTCTTAACTGCTTTCTTTAGCCACTTTTCTTCCTGAGAATCAGCAACATACAGTATAACAATTTGTCCTATTTTATCTTCTTTAAAACGTATAAGTCTACCTACACGCTGTATCATAGACAAAGATTTACTGGTAATACCGCATATTATACCCATATTTGCATCAGGTACATCAAAACCTTGATTAAGGGCTTTTGTAGAACATAGTACATCTACTGTACCGTCTTTAAATGCCTGTAAAGCAGCTTCTTTCTGTTTCTTAGTTTTTTTAGAATGATAAGACATTGCATAAGGCGCTATAGAATCACATAATCTATCTGTAAAGTCATTTGCACCACCAAACACAAGTATTCTCTTGTCTTTATTTCTTGCATATATCTCTGTAAATTTATGTATTTTATTCTCTGCAAAATCTACAATTTGCTTCCGCATTCTAATAGCTCTATAAAACATAACAGCTTTTTGTTTATCTGCACCAGTAGCTCCTCTGTTACGCATAATCTGTTGTGCAGTCTCAAAGGCATTAAACTGACCTAGCATATATTTCCATTGTACAAAACTATTGTTTGCTTTTTTATATGCAGCTTTTTCGTCAGCTGTCAATGTCACAGGCACACAAGTTATTGTATAAGGACTAACTATACCTAGCTGCACACACTTATCTAGTGTAATCTTATAAGCTGTAGGCGCTAACTTTTCTAACAAGCCCTTATACTCTAACTCTTCTGGTAATGTAGCAGTCATACATAGTAGTCTATCATAAGTATTATTCTCAAAAAACTTACGATACTCAGGTGACAGACCTAAATGTATCTCGTCACAGACAACTATATTATAATGCAGATCTTTTAGTTTGTAGGCACTCTGATAGCAAATAACTTCCACATTAGTACTATCTACACCCCATTTAGCAAACTCTTCTACAAACTGTTCTTGCAATTGTACAGTAGGAACTAGTATCAAAGCATCACCTCCGTCCATGAGTGTATGCTCTACAGCTAATACACCTACCCTAGATTTACCAAAACCTGTACCTGCAATCACAGAACCTACAAAACCCTGTCTAGCCCATGCATTAAGAGCTTTTCTCTGCTCTTTATCTCTAATTGTATTTATTTGTTGTGTCACAGTGCTTTCCATAATGTTACAGTTCTATTAGTTTGTTTGTCTTTGTATGTTCCATCGGCAGTAACCATACCTAGACCAACTAATTCTGTTACTCTGCCTGTAACTCTATTTATATCCCAACCTAAATGCTTAGCTATCATTCTATTTGTAACCTTACCTTTAGTCTTTATCACACCATACACTGTCTTCTGTTTCATCCCAACAGAGGGCTTCAATTTTTTGAGTGAATCTACCTGGGTAGCTCTTACCCGATTCGTCTTTCCATAATTTTTCATAAGTCTTTTTATTTATATATTTTTCCTGTAAGTAATTACATCTACTATTGTCACTGTAAACATAACGACTAATTAATATTTTAGTAGGTTCTACCTCACCACTATATTTAAAATAGTTATCAAACTCTATATAGTTAGCGTTGTATTTTTCTTCCCACTCTTGTCTTTGTTTGTATTCTGCAATAAAATATTTAGTTTCCTCTTTCATATTTGTATTGTCATTTGTTGTTTTACACCCCACTTTATAGGCTCTTCTAACTTGTCATTAATCTTCTTAAAATGTCCACATGTAAAAAAACCAGCTTTACCACCAGAGTATACCTCTGCAGCAGGATGAGGAGCTCTAAGTATAGTATGTCCAGATGGATACATAATATGTTTACCATATTCTTGTGCCTTCTTGCCCCATAATACCCATATTAGATTTGGTTTTTCTAAAGATAGCTTAGTTATAAGATCTCTTGTAAATGGCATCCACATATCTATATGTGATGCAGGCATACCTTTTTGTACAGTCAAAGCAGTATTTAATAACAATACACCTTGTTTAGCCCAGCTCTCTAGATTTGGATTTACAACTACATCCCTATAATCATTTTTTACTGCCTGTATTATGTTACGAAGACTAGGACTGATTCTACCTGCACTATCGTTTGCAAATGCTAGTCCTGTTGCACTACCATCATGATATGGATCTTGACCTAGTATAACAACTTTTACAGATTCTAGAGGACACATTTGAAAAGCTCTAAATGTTTTACCTCTCTTTGGATACACTATACTATTAGTTATATTCTGCCTGTGTTGATCAGTTAACTTTCTAAAGTATTCTGTTCTAAATATAGGGTCTAGTATTTTATACCATTCTCCCACTTGTTCTTTTATATTCATAATTTTAATTTTATTTTTCCCAACAATTACTGACTGTTACCTCAGCTTTTAGTAGGTTGTTAGTTACTATTCTATTTGCTGCTAACTCCATTAACTCTTTCATTTTGTCTGTCCACATAGATAAATACTCATTGTCACATATAGTATCTATCTGATCATGCACAGTCATAACCAGTTTAACAGGAATACCTGTCATCTTAATATAATCTCGCATAAGTACAAGCGCTAGCTTAGTCATATCTGCAGACGCACCCTGTATAGGTGTGTTTTTACTAGCACGCTCGATACTACCAAGTTCTATCATAGATGACTTGTTATCCCATATTCTAGGATACCATGTACTAAACCATCTCTTCCTATTATAAGGAGGAAATGTTTTGATATACCCATACTTTTTACCAAAGTTACCCAACTTATCTAAGAATCCTTTGATTGCTGGGAACGCTTGGAAGTATTTTTCGATGAGCTCTTTAGCTCCATCCACACTGATATTAAGAGTATCAGCAAGCTTATTAGGGCCCATACCGTAAGCAAGCCCGAAATTAATAGTTTTGACATTTGTTCTTAGTTTTTTGTGAGAAGGACAATTGCACTTTACCTTGTTCTTAAAGTAAGCACAATCGTCTTCGCCACTGGTTAACCACTGCTCACCATAGACTAACTCAGCACACGTGGAGTGTAGGTCTTCATTATTCTTTAACGCCTGAATCCATACAGGATCTTTAGAACCAAATGCAATAACATTTAGCTCCTGACTAGAATAATCAGCCGAAACAAAACTCCAACCATCGGGTGCAGTGAAGCAATTCCTATATATATTGTCAGCAGGTATCTGCTGCATATTAGGTTTGCTACTACTTACACGGCCGGTGTCTAATATTTGATGAAAGTTGGTATGAATTCTTTTATCTGATGACAAGTTCTTAAAAAATGCATCACCATAAGATGTACACAGTTTCATTGCTTCTTTGTACTTTACATATTTATCTATCAATGGATACTTAAACCTATACTTATACATTTGTTTACCATTAACATTTTCTAATTTAGGTACAATACATTTAAACACTGATAACACCTGCTTAGGTGATGTCCATTTTATATCTACATCTCTAATCTCTTCTGTAGGTGTAAACATGTCTGTCTGTATGTATTTAGATACAAAGTGTTTTACTCTGTGATCATTTTTAACCATGTTATCTAAGTCAGACTCTAATTTGTTAGCTTTATCCATATTTACAGCTTCTATCTCTTTCCATTTCTCAGAGTCTAAATCCAAGCCATTGTATTCTATGTCTGCAAACGCTGTCACTACCCTGTTCTCAAGGTCAACTACATTATTTAGTTTATGCTGATCTATCAATGGTAATTGTTTTTGTCTAACCATAACTAAATACTCGACATCTTTAGCACCATATACAACCTGATCCTCTCTAAATGGCTGACCTGTCAAACCTATAAATTGGTTTCTTACCTCTTTATTTAGCTCAACGTTTAGATACTTTTTACATACATCTTTAAGACCATACTTAACATCATCTTTACCACAGTTTAGCACACGCTCAGTCAAGAATGTATCGTATATATTCTCACATTCTATGTTTGCCCAACGTTTTATAAACTTGTAGTCAAATTTAGCATTATGAAATATCTTAATTATTTCTTTGCTTTCTAATATATCTCTCAATGGTTCAATGCTGACAACTCTAGTATCTATTACATACTGATTATTCTCATCACCAATCTGAAACATAATCATTTTTTTACAGGTAAAGTCAAAGCCCTCTGTCTCTGTATCTATACCCAATACCGGTTTATCCTCACAGTATCTAACAACATCATAAATTGTTGTCATACCACAGCAATCTGTAGGTATTTTAGGACTACTAGAGTTGTCAACTATATAAATCATTTTCCTCTAGCTATTTCTGCTTGCCATTCAACATGCATTGCTAACTGATGCTCCATATATTCCTCTTCAGCTTTGTTTATCATCCTAACTATAGACTTAGCTTTTACAATGTCATAATGTTTATTAGCAAACATAAATGTCATATCATTATTTATTACTGCTTTTCTGTAAGCATTTATAAATTCTTTTGCTGATCCGTCTTGAATCATACCGTATATTTCTTTCATTTGTCCCATAATATTATTTTTTTAATTTTAAGTCGTCTAGATATATTTCTTTTAAACTTGATTGTGAATTATTAATAACAGAAGGCGATTTAAATCCAAACATTAACTGAAAACCTATGTCTGTAGTAATTACATCAGGTATATTCCATTCTTTTTTTATTACCTCACGAGTTATCATTTTACCTTTGAATTTAATTCTTTCTGTCTTTATTTTATTTTTAACTATTTGTTGTACTTTGTCGTAATATGCATGTTTATAGTCCATTATAAATTATTTTATTACAAAGATTTGTAAATATAATACTATTTAGTATAATATACAAATAAATTATATAAAAGTAGAAAGAGGAGCTCTATGGCTCCCCTAACTACCTTTTAACAAATCCCCATTTGTTATTATGCTAAATCTTCGCTGTATTCTTCTACAATTTCACCAGTCGATACATCTACACGCTCTGTTGCAGGCGCAGGTGGATCAGACTTTAAGAAAGTATGTACTACAGTAGCATTTGCTTCAGCAAAAGTAAACTTTCTGTTTCTAAATACAGGTAGACCGTTATGTCTAATTACATCTCCACCGTCACCAGCAGTTTTAGCAAACTTTTTAACTATTGCGTTAACTTGCTTTTTCTCATCAAATATACCTTGCTTCTCAGCCCATGTATATTTATCCTTAGATATATTAGTAGTCTCGTCAATCATAATTCTAAATCTTACAGGATTATCAGACAAGTCTTCGTTAGTATGTGGATTGTAAACCATTACAGGGTCTAGAATATCTAGTGTGTATCCCTCTTTAGTTCCACCTGACTTAGTTGGAAATGGTGTAAAGATAGCATTTTGTAAATCTAAACCTTCAATGCCTAGCATATCTGTTAGATTTTGATGCGTTGTAGTTTGATAACATACATTTACACCTGCAGTTCTGTTAAATCCTTTGTAACCAGTCATCATTACATTGATAGCATCTATCTGACCATTTGCTGTTGAAGTACGGCTAGTGTTCTCGATACCACCTTCCCATAATTCTACTGATATAATATCAGGATTACTAGTTGCAATAACTCTTCTTAGTATTACTTGACCCTTTTTAAGTGCTTTTGGGTCCATTCCTTGTGCACTGTTTAATTGATTTGCCATTTTAATTTTGTTTTTAATGGATTATTTCGATGATTTCAAAAAGGTATATCATCAACCTTGTTTAATTAATTGTATAATGATCAAGATAGCTATGCCGATGTAGGCATAAGCTAACTGTCTCATTGATTGCTCGTAACTATCTCTTCTCTTCATCCTACTCTCCACTCTACTCCAATAGTTATCCCTGCAATACATACACCTATGCCTTTCCTTATTTTGAACATAAGTGCAAAGTAATCTATCTCTTTAAGGTCAACGTCTACCTTAAGACACACCTTTAGCTTGTTAAATAGTGTTATAGAGCACCACTCTTTCTTAATTCCATTCATGATTGTTTATGTTTAATTAATTTTTCTATAATACTCATTTTCAGCCTCTTCTATTTCTTGAACTTCAGATGCTGTTTTGTTCTCTACTATTACTCCCCAATTATTTTTATATCTTTCTTTATGAATTCTTGAGTAATAATAGTTGTAGTTACCATTTTGTATCATTTCCATAACTATTGTTACCTCATCTTCTTCTAAGTATGGTATTACATCATAATAGTTTGGACCATTTTGTTCTAATTCATACTCGTCTGTGTCTTTATTTAAGCACATTACTCCAATTTCATATAGTTTTTTATTATACTCTTTAGAATGATGTTTATCAGTAATAACACTAATAGCATATTCATCTGTAAGTGGTATAAATGCTGTAAATTTTAAGTCTTTAAATGTATATTTCATCTCAATATTTTTGTTTAGTTAATGTTTAGGTTAATAATAACAGGTAGCAGCTGGTTTAGTTTCAAGTATATGTCACTATAGGTAGTGTATACTCTAGATGTCACATCCCTCGCTGGGGCATCTCTACTGTTCGTCACTAGTTCTAGAAGGTTATCACTAACCACTAGGCTTATTGTTACACCTGTTATTAATAGTATAAGTTAAAAGGCTGTATCACAGCTCGCACCTCAATTTAGGATGCAACGGACGGATTTGTCAGCCTTTTGTATGCTTGTGTTATATAATATAATCGTAATTATTTAGCCAGCCAGCCAAATACAGGAAAAATGTGCGAATGAGGCCTGCTAGCCACACTCACACACTATCCGTAATTATTTATCTGCTGGCCGCAGAAAGGGACAAAGTCCCTAATTAAATAGACACTTTATAACTCCACCTAACAGGTTGATGTTAATGGTCTCCGAAGTCCAAGAGTTATAAAGTGTGTATGCTAGTTACTGATAACCTCTAGCTCCATACCTTCCTCAAGGAACTCAAACATAGACTCATCGTAACAGAAGTGCTTTTCTGATTGTGTCTTAGTAGGACGGTTAGTTTCTTCATTCATAGCCCACGTTTCAGGCGTATAGATGAGGCGGTAAGGACGGTTATGCTTATCGATTAGTACATCAGTAACGTTAGCGATAGTGATAATTTTTGTAGACATAATAAATAGGGATTTAGCGCAGTACGCAATTAATAAAATTGGCTAAGACAAAGACCACGGGTACTTTGAATGCCGTAATATAGGTGGGGTCGTTGATTGTGCTGGTTCTCACTCTCAAAGACACACCACAAAAAATTTTTTTTGGTTTTTTATTTTTTATCACGATTTTTTTGTATGTTTGCAGAGCAACATTATCACCCTACGGTAACCAAAAATAGGGAAAGACATCGGATTGTAGGGCCAAATAGGTCTAGAGTTTTCTCCGGTAGTTGCAAAAAGAACGAGCGTATAAGCTTTAGTTAGGGTACAATTAGCACACAGGTAAGTGCGGTGAATTAACATCAGTTTTAGTATCCTTGGGTCCCGTAAAAAGGAGCACTGCTAAAGTGAAATCCAAGTTTGAAAAATAATCTCTAAGGGGGAGAGCTATATCTAGTTCTTAAACCTGTTTTAAAACTTTTCTTAAAAAACATTTGGAAGTATAAAAAAATTCTTTATATATTTGTCAAAAAATATATAGATTATGAACTTTAAACCAAATGGATCGTGGGTTGTCCTACCAGACCCAAGTAAAACAAAGACAGATTCAGGAATTATCTTAGATGAAAAGACTGCAAAAAGCATGAACACTAATATATTAAAGGTTCTTGCAGCAGGTCCACAGTGCCATTTTGCAAAAGTAGGTGATACTGTTATGGTAGATCCTAGATCAGAGGCTATGATGGTAGATCTTGATGATACTCAATGTATAATGATTTCTGAGCACCAATTATTAGGTAAGTGGTAAAAGGAACTGTTAATATTTCTTTAGAAGATTACCATTCTTTACTAGATTCTGCACAAAAATCTTTAGAATTAAAAGGTAACTTAGATAAAGCTGTAAAAGAACTACAAGTTTTTTTATCTTTTTTATGTACAAGAGAAAGTATAGAAAAATACGTAGAAGAATTTAACAGACAATCTAAAACATCTATTATTAATATTAACGGGGGTATAGCAAAAATAGAATTAAAAACATTAGTAAATGAAAAGAAAAATAACAATTAATATAGACAGTACATTAAAGTATCTACAACTATGGAATGGTATTTTTAATTTAACTGACAAAGAATTAGAAATATTAGCTGCATTTATAGATGTTCAAAGTATTACAAATGAAGTAAATTTATGTAGTGTAAAAAATAAGAGAGAGGTAGCTAGAATAGTAGGTATTAAAGATTACAATACTCTAAATAACTACATAAAAAGATTTAAAGATAAAAGAGTAGTTACAAAGTCTGATAATAATTACAGTTTGAACAACTTTTTAAATCCAGAAACAGATAGTGTTACAGTGACTATAAAAAGATGATAATATTACAAGACGATAAAATATTTTCTTACTTAGTACCTTCATATTTTACTGTGGGTCCTTACGACATAGTTATAATACAAGATCCTGATGGACATGCATTAACAATAAAAATAAATTCCAATGAGTGAAGAAAAAGAAGAATTAT